TTGTTGGGTGTGGGCTTGTTCGGCTTTCGGTTCCAACCGTTTTTGTTCTCTTGCCGACATTATTTATCCGCCTTTCTGTCGAGTTTTTCGGTAATAGAGTTAAGTTGTTTAGTGATAGCATCTAATTTTTCCATCACGTTCTCATTGACGATGTTAGAGACTTCTTTCGAGAGATAATCCCGTTTCACTTGGTCGACCTCGTCATGCAGCTGTTTAAACTCACCATCTAACCGTTTAAACCAAAGTCCAATAAAAAACACCGCAATGGATACTAATGCGTTAAACACCATCATGCCGTTAATGTGCACTTCCATTTTCACCTCGCTGACAAATGGTTCGGTATGTATCGTTATGCACTTTAATTTGACGTAAGGTTTCGGTCGTATCTTGGCGACTTGCGGAGATCACTGAAAAACCCGCACAGCTTGCATTAATCACGGAGATCCCCTGACTTGTGCAACTCATTAATAAGAGTGTCACGGTCAGCATTGCGACTGTTTTCTTCATTTTTCTTTCTCACTTCAAAATGTTTCACTTGAGTTTCGGCGACGACTTTCTGCGTTTGTAACTGCGCATTGGTTTTTAATAACTGCTCAATCTCACGGTGTGCACGTTTGAGCTTAAATACCACATAACCACAAATACCAAGTGCAGCAGCTGAGCCAATTAAAATCATCTGTAACGTCATTAAATCCCCCTTGGTCTATCCGTTTGTTCCGGTTCGACATAAACTTCGCCAGTAATCGGTTCTTCCGGCTTGGTTTGTTTGGCTTGATATGCCATTACAGCGCCCTTAGTTGCCGCTGAGCCACCGCAAAAACAAGCAAAATAAAAAAACAAATCAGTGACGGCAGAACGGTCAAGATAAACGGCGTAGATCAATACACCAGCCATGACTAAAAAGCCGAAAAATTGAATAAAACCTGTCGTACTCGCACGACCATCACTATTGGTAAATAATTCAAAAAACTTATTCATCTGCATAACCTCCACATAATCACTTCAGCTGGCGTTGGTTTGCCGCGAAAGGCATAACTCCATGCGTTTTTACTATAAAAGTGCGGTCGATTTTTCGGGAGTTTTTTGGTTGTTAAGACTCGGTTTTGTAACCAATTAAAAACACGTTTAAACACGCCTAAAAATTTAAACTTCATTATCAATCGCTCCATATTTAAGATTACCCGCCACACGACGCACCCAGCCTTTACCAAAGGTCGCAAAATTGCTGAGTTTGCAATAAAATTCAAGGCGTTCAGCGTTCAAGCGCATAATGACGTCAGAAATAGCCATTTTTTTAATAGCGGCAATCGTCATATTGCCAATAATGCCGTCATCCGCCACATTCACCGCACGTTGCAACATACGGCTTGCATTGCCTAATCCATGGTTTACCGCTGCATCAAAAAACTGGAAAGCCACCGCATCAGGCATCTTGTCGCATTGATAACGTAACCAAAATGCGGAGTAGTAGATTTTATAGGCTTGCTCACGCGTCATTGCTCGCATACTGCCTTGATAACCGTTTGCCTGAGCTGTACGTTTAGTGATTCCCCAGTTGGTTTCGCCGCCTGGGTCTCTTGGGTCATTAACGTAGCCGCCTTCGTGACCAATTAAGCGGTTAAAGATTTGTATAAAAGTTAAAGACATAAAAAATACCCTCAATCGTTGATATGATTGAGGGTATTCTGAGTTAAATTAAGTTTAATTAATTGGGGAAGGACTTCCACACGTCTGCTTGCTTTAAAATAACGCCGCTTGTTGATATTGTGGAGATTGATGGGTTCGTACAATTTCCCAGGCGTGGCGATCTGACAGATTGTATTTAGAGCAAAGCTCAGGCATTGCCGTACGGCCACTTTTCTTTTCGGTTTGCGTCATATAGTCAAAATCCGCTTTCAGGCGTTCGTTACGCAGCAAGCGCAGGGCAACCTCACAACGTGGGATATAGACTTCTTCGGCTCTAAAATAATTACGCAATTTTATCGCATTCTCTGCGCCAATTAAGGATTTCAAGCGCGGAAAATACACCGCGCCATCAGTAAACAGAAATGTCGTCCCGCCGAATTGATTAATAATCTTTTCGATATCCGCAAACCCGACTAAATCTACCATTTCTAACACGATTTCAGGTAAATAACCCGCAACACTTTCAAGCTCAGACTGCATAAAATTTCCCCTTTGTGACCATTTAGGCGGATTGTCGCACGGAAATTTCAAAAAGCAGGTTTCTACACTAAAAAAAATTAAAAAGCCCCAACTTAATCGCTGAGGCTGAATAATTATTTACGACTTTATTTTTTTAATTGCAATACTTGTGGCAGTAGCTGCAATGTCATCTTCCATGCTTTTTCAGATTCATCTGGCGACAATGCTTTGCAATCTACATATTCGTTGCCATAATCGCTGGTATCAGTTTCATTTTGTGCCACAATTAATGTTATTTTACGCAATGCGCAGCCTGCAATCGGATTAAGATCATGGCCGGCAGATCCATTTTTCATAGAGTATGCCGAATTACGGAGTGCTTGATAATCTCCCTGTAAGGCTTTATTTAGTTCTCCTTTGGCTTTATCTGTCATCGAAAAGGCCGAAACAGAAATTAAGCCACATACCATAGCAATTAATAGTTTTTTCATTATTTTTCTCCAATAAAAAAGGCTCCATAGGAGCCTTTAATTTACGCTTAATTTGTTGTTATGCAACTAATTTTTAGCTTTCTGTTTTCTTCGGTCATACACTGCCAACATTTGTATCACTTTTTTCAACTGCCATACCTCCAACCAATGCACAAAATCTATACCAAATGCTTTTTTAGCCATACTGTCTGCGTAACTCTGTGGCAGTCCGTATTCTGTTAAAAGTGCGGTTATTTTTGCCATATATTTCGCTTTATCTGCCCTTGGTGCGGGACGTTTTGGCGCATTTTTCGCACTAAACACCACGCCTTTTGCTTTTATGGCACGCAATACTTGCATCAATTCAGCATCTGTCATCACGGTGCAACTGTGTTTATCCACCGTGTCCAACAAAAAGCGTTTATATTGGTCATCGGTCATTTTAAGCATGCCTTTGCCGATGTGGATCTTTTGGATCATCTGTTTACGGGTTTGTGGTTGCATTTTGTTCCTCTTTCCATGCTTTCCAGACTAAATATTCTGGCATATTCTTAACAAACTCCAATTTACCAATAGCCGCATAACGTTCGATATACTGTATTGCCGCTGTCCGTTTGTCTTCTGCTAATTTATCCACATTTTCGACCGCGCTTTTGCCCTGTTCATTACGCACCACGGCAAATAACGGTTTAGCCCCCTCATACACTTTTTTAAGATAGTTATGATTGGTTAGCGCCACCACGTTTCGGGTCTCACGACGGTTTTTCATCACGCCATTGGTGGTTTCCGTGAGCGCATGGGACAACAACGGACTCGGCTGATACATATCTAACACTTCGCGCATTAATTTAAGCGCACGGCCGTTAGATAACGCCGCTTTCTCGGGTCTAAATAGGGCAATATAACTCACCAACGCACGGGCATTATCGCCGCGTAAATTGGTAATAATCCCCAACATCTCACGCCCGGCATCATCTTCCAACAGAGCATCTAAATGGATGTCGCTGTGGCAAACCGGACAACGGCATAATTTCACTTTTAAAACTCCTTTAAACTAGGTTTAAAACACATTATTCAGCCCACTTCATCTAACTTATTCCCCTCTTTTGTAAAGAGGGGTTAGGGGAGATTTAATGGACTGTAAATGGGTTTTAGTCTTGAGGTAAATCTAATTCTGGTCTCCAATACAAAATCTCATCAAATGAGACATTTACACCATAACCAATGTTTTGGTCATAACATTCAAGTTCCCAATATTTTCGATTGCCTTCAAACCTTAAGGCGGCGAAATAACATGACATATCATCATCTAACACTAATACTCTTTCTGCGCGTTCAGGCAACCGCTGAGAACACTTAATCCATCCATTGTTTTCGCTCATTATTTAATCTCCTCAAGTCTCAAATTTAAAGTTTTGTTGTAGTAGTTAAACGCGTCTTTAAACAGTGCTTTGCTATTGATATATTCCCGCGGCGATATTGGCACGGTCGGAAATTTGTCCAAAAATCGCCAATGCTCAGCGAGCTCCGCAGGAGTTTGGATAAACGCTTGTTTTTCCGCTTTTAATGCCAAAATATCAGCGGTTTTGACGACAATCTCCATTTCGGCTTTGATGCGTATCTTAAATTTATCTCGGATAACCATTTCGAATGCTTTTTCGATTTTTTTGTAGTCCGGCAATAATTGTTTTAACGGGCTGGTAACATCTCCCAAAAAAGCCTCTTGGGCGTCGTGCATCAAAACTGCAAAAGCGGTCATATCATCAACTTTCAAGCACGTTTTAGCTATTGTCCCGGCAAAAACACTGTGATCAAGCACGGAATAATGCACATCTAATTTGCCACCGAATCGTGGAATCATTGCTAAATGATGAATAATGTCATCAATATGAATGTCGCTATTTTGTGGGTTGGCAAAGTCGATTAAACGGTTGCCATGTGTGATAAATATGCTCATTTTCACTCCTTTTTTACCTTGATTTTTATATCATTTTCGCCATCTTGATGATGTCTAATCGTTACTTCGTAACCATCAACCCCAGTTTTTCCATCATCCTTCCACTTAATAACCGGTTCCGGATTAACATGCACAAAAACACCAAGCTCTTCGATAGCTATTTGTTTCTTTTGTATAAATGTTTTGCGAATAGCAAACCAATGGATAAAATCAGGCAAGAAACGATTAAACTGTTCTTCGGTTAACTGCAAAAAGTCTTCAACTTTTCTAAACTCATAAATTTTGTCACTCATTTTCTCACCCCCAACTTAACCGTCTCTTTTCCATTTACACCGTGATTCAGCGTAACTTCTTTTCCTTGTTTATAGCCTTCACTTTGCGCCAAACCGTAGTCTTTAGAGTTTCCTTTCTCACGTATTTTGGTTTCGCTCCATTTCTCTTCCTTAAACGCTTCTGCTTTATAAGTTTCCATTTTTTGCTTTTCTTCCGGTGTCATTGCAAACTGTTTCACGTTTTGATTCACGCCGACAACCCAGCCTTCGCAAAAAGAATCTCCCCGAGCAATCAGCGTGCTACGTTTTAGATGCTTACTTTGCGTGTCTAAAAACGCTTTGCGCGCCGCTTGTAATCGGCGATATAACACATCAAAACAGTAAGATGCGATTTCAGGGCGTTCTTCTGCGCCGTAAAATACAACGTGTATTTTGTTTTCGCCGTAATCGTTGCCTGGGTAAGCGTTAGATAAATAACCCTCAACTCCAAACGCTTTTGTAATCACAGAGATCAGCATGTGTACATATCTGGCGGATTTCATGGCGGTTTTCTGCTTAGCGTGAGATTGGCTAAATTCAACTTGTGACTGATTAAGCTGATTTTCCGCCATTAGTTTTTGCGCCATTGCCAGTGCACTTGCCGCTTCGTGTGGGTTGGTTGACTTACTCAACGCCAACAGTTTTTTAATTTTTCTGAGCAGTTTGTCTTGTTCCATATTTACCCCAACACCGGCGTAATCCGCCATGCCACACTTTTCATTTCTCTGCTTGCCGCCTGCAACAGCAACAAGCATCCTTTTTCGTCATCATCCAGCCACATTTCTTTCGCACCCTCTATTTGCTCCATAATCTGTGCCAGTTGCTCGGTGACTTGCGCTTTCTTTTCGCTCATACTTCCTCCACTTCAACCACATCATCAATTTCTGTAATGGTGTGCGGCAGTTTATTGACATCACACACATTTAAATCACACATATCTAACACTTGTTCATTGCTTTCGGCTTCAATAACCGCTTCAACTAAGCAATAAAATCGCGCCACATACTTAGCCATGCTTCACCTCCGGTCTTCTGCTTGGATTTTTGACATAATGCGCACACATCTTTTGGCGGTTTAATGCCCATTCTTCATTTTCGCTTTTTCGAGCAACAATAGCCGCTCTCTGCCAGGCAGCCTCAGCAGTTGCCATGCACCAGCACGCTCCATTTCAACAGCTAACGTGCTAAAATCTTTATAGGTTCGTAGTTTTTCCATACATGCTCCTTAGTTGTTAATGATTAAAACCTATTACTAATGCCCCTCATCCCGTCCCCCTCTTTTGTAAAGAGGGGTTAGGGGAGATTTAAAGGGCATTTAAATAAGCTTTAAGCCCCAGCTACATCTAACGCAATCGGCACATACTGATCGGTTTCTCCAACACGTTCATAAAGGCGAACATAAGCTTTACTGCTTACCACTTGCACGCTTTCGCTAATTGCCTGCATCGCGTTTTGCCAGCGACTGTCTTGGATCTCGACGCGACGCAAACCCAAAATACGAGAGGTGTTCAAATTGCCTTCCTTATCCACATTAAAAGCACGTTCAATCAATGCTTTTAATTCAGGGCGAGAGCCTTCGCTCCATTCATTCAAACACTCATCAATCAACACTTTTGCTGCTTGAATACGCTCATCAAATTGCAAACTTTCATTAATTGCGCGTTGAATTTTGTATTTACCGTCATAGCTGAAAAGAGTCACATTGCCTTTGTTGCCTCCCACTTTCGCGCCATATTTCTCGGCAGAAAGCTCAATAAAGGCTTGCACATCACCAAAAATGCCTTCTTTAAAATGGCTAATTGCTTTGCTTAAATCACGACCACGTTCCACCCATTCATACACGAGCGCATCACGTGCTTTGTCTATTTCTTTAACCAACTCAGCAGGGGTTAAATTGCCTTTTGCATCGCGCCAATATTCTTTACCTTCAATCATTACTTTCATTTAGATTTCCTCTTTTCCTAACTTAATCACTACAAGCCGCTTACCTTTATCACGTTCACGTCGGGCGGCGGTTGCCGAACAGTAAATCGTTTTTTCGCTCACATTGAGTTTCTTTGCTAATTCTTCTGCCGTCCCGTCACCCAAATTCTCTTCGCCACGATAGACTGCATAAATTTGCCGACGCGTTGCCATCGCTCCTCCTAATTCAAATACTTACGCCAAATCACTCGAATACCTTCTACTGCAAACTGTGCTTCTTGGTATCTCCCCACATCGCGTCCAACTTGATAAACAAAAGCGCGTTGTTCACGTTCTAAGCGATCTGTCACCGCATTTGCCATCACACGAACGGTTGGTTTAATTTTTTCAAAATGCACATTCACCACAGTAAGTCCCATTTCATTTAAGCTTTTCACTGCTTTTTCTACTTGTTCCAAATAAGCCAACATTAAAGCGTTGTTTTTATTTAGGCGTTTGGTTGTTTTTGCCTGTAACATAATCGTCTCCTTAACTAATTAACATTTTGCTGTATTGTTCAATCATCTCTGCGCTAATTTCGGTCTCGTTAATCTCTGCCGAACGTACAACGCCGCGCATTAACTTACTTAATCGACGTGCGTTACCTTTACAGGCTTTCAATAAAGCCGTATTAAATTCGCTCGTATTAAGTGCACTTTCTGCTAACATCGCCAAATCACTTTCAGGTAATGCATTGCCAAGGTCGCAAGCAAAACCAACTCGACTATAAAGCTGTGCCAACTCGTTATTTTTGCCTTTTAAATTCACCAATAAGCGAGGCATACCCGCTAAAATCACCCCACAATTTGTTAAATCGTGAATACGTCTGATAAATTCCAAAGAGCGGGTAGAAAGTAACTCGGCTTCATCAATCATTAACAAACGTTCCGCACCGTTGAGTTTTTCCACAATACTTGCCAAAACATCATTATTAACACCGCGACTGGTCGCCCCCACAGTTTCAGCAATCTTGCGTAGCAACACTTTCGGTGTGCAACTTGGATCAACCTCAATCAAAATGGCTGAACTATGTTCTTTCGCATATTGTTTTAGCATCTGCGTCTTGCCTAATCCTGCAGCGCCATAAATCACATTAATTTCGCCCTCTGCGTGGGCAAAGTGCATAATTTCCATACCGCGTTTTGCTGTTTGAGTAGGTACAAATGCATTGTTGTATTTTGCTTCAACCACTTTCGCCTTATGACGCGCCAATAATTCATCCACTTTGTTATCTAACCATTTAGTATCAGTTGGATATTTACCGTTGATATATTGGCTAACAGTCGTAATAGATACATCAAATAAGCTCGCCACTTGTTTTTGGCTCATCTTGTGCGCATCCATAAACGCTTTTAATTCTTGTGCTTTCATCTTGTTCTCCTTATTCATTTACTAACTTTTTTCTTTGTTCCCACGCCTCTTTATCTGCTTTAGTTAAGAAAATTGGCGTTTTCTCATTTTTAGGTTTTGTCTGTGTTTTCAACAATTCAAAACCTGATTGCTGATGCTCAATCGTAATAATCGGATTCATTTCCGCATTAATCTCATCAAGCTGTTCTTGTTTCAATTTCGCACGGCGTGCATGACGCTCTTTACGAACTTTCTCAACAAAGGCAACTGGGAACGCATCACGTTTATTGCCATCTAATTCGGCATAACAAACAAAAGTGCCGTCTTTTTTTCTTACAATCACTTGGCTTGGGTCGTGTATATCAAAAGATGCCTGCACTTCGATACCATCCACATCTAACAACTTCGTACTGAAGTAAAAGTTATTAAATAATCTCAACCAACCTCGCTCAGGCGTTCTTAATACGCTTGGGCGGAAGAGATCTCTTGATTCTGCCGGCGTAACAAAGACCAAATCATCAGGGTTCATTTTTTCCATCAACTGACGGCGTTTTTGTGCGGGTGTCATACCGATTTCACTATGCACATGCTCGTTGTTGTACCAATCAACCCCTGCTTGAACCGCATCTAAAAACTGATTCCAGCTTGGCAATTTACCCACAGCCCATTGTTGTTTTGGTGTTAGTTGAGCCGATCCTTTACGCTTTGCCTTATCTAGTGAAATTACTGCAGTGCTCACTTGTCGAATGGTGTCGCGGTCTGCCCCTGTGCCGTGATAGGTTTCAAACTGGCGAGCGATACGATATAAAATCGTTTGGTGTACCCGCTCAATAATCCCACGCCCTTGTGGGTTGCCCGGAATCCCTGTTTGGTGATTAATCCCCAAACGTGGCAACATCCCCGTAATATCACCATCAAGCATCCAGTTTTTCTCACCACCACCGTTATCGGAGTAATAAATTGCCGGTATACCATAGCGCTCCACGCCATAACGCAAGGCATCAGCCACTGCCAGAACGTTTTCCGCCAAGCTTGCCGACCAACCCACAATAAAACGACAAGGTGCATCCATTATTAATGTCACCTCAGGAATAAATGGGCGACCGTGTTCAGGATGGGCGACTTTCAATTTCATCGCATGGCCATCACCTACCCACACATCATTCACCTGCAACACACTCCAATCGCGTTTAACATAAGTGTTAATGGCGCGGAGTTCAGAGCCTGTTTTACGACCAATTTCCTTAATGTGTTTTGGCAATTTCGCCAACGCAGCGCGGACTTGGTCAATACTCGGTTTCATTTCTAAACGTAACGGCTCGTCTGCAAAACGTGCATCCCATTCAGTCGAAAAATAGTGATAGGCTTCTGCAACATTGATGCCATTGGTTTGGCGATACACCGCTAAAAAGTCAGGCAACCACACAATTTCTTCTGCCTTTTTCGCCACCCGTTGCATTGGTGCGAGGGCTTTTAATCGTTCTTCAGGCGTATCTGCCTTTTCATAATCCAACACCCACTGGTTCAAAGTGCGTTCAGATAAAGTGCGATTTTTCCCTTTCTTGTTATTGGCGGTTTCCACCAATCTCATCAAATCATCGGAAATGCCTCCATGTTTGATTTGTTCACAAAAGAACTTAATCGCCTTATAACGTGGCTGAGCTTGTTCGAGCTGTGACACTTGGGCAACTAACGCCATTCTTGCCCCCGCTACTTCACGTTGTTTTTCCGTTAAGGTTTTTAATTCCACCTGACGGAGATCGGCTGGGAGGGATTTTGGTTTTGCTTTTACAATAGATACTGCAAACTTTGTACGAATCTCGTCTTGTAATGCCTGCGGTAAAGAACAAAGCGCATATTCCATCCCGCCACCTTTGCCAACGCGCTTGCGGGATTCCCAGTTTTCGCGTTTTGCTTTATCTAAAACATTTTTGTGCGCTTGCGGTAAGGTTGAAAGTTTAAGTTTTAATAACTCCGCCACTGAATAGTGCGTTTTTAAAGAAATTTCATTCATAAATGATCCTTTTAGTTTCTTTTACGTTTAAATTCCTTTAAGATTAAAACTTATTCGTTAAAACAGGTCTTCGGTTACGTTCAATTCGTTCCCGAGAACGCGCAGCCCAAATCTCTTCAGGAGCAACGCCAACCGCATTAGCGATAAGTCTTTCCATTTTTGGATAAGGCTTATCAAGTGCGGTCTTTAATGTGTTGTAACTCACGTTTCCTGCTTGAGCTAAAGAACGCAAAGACCACCCGTTTTTACGCAACGCCGCCAAAATATCCGCACGATGCCAATCATTTGCTGCGGCTTTTTTTGTGTCGCCTAATACACTCATTAAATACACCTCCTTTTATGTACCTGATGCGTGTATTAAACCGTAAAACTTTAAACAAATCAACCGTAAAACTTAAGTTTTTCAAAAATATTTTTGCTTTACGGTTTAAATCTAACAAAATCAATATATTAGACATTTGTTTTACGATTAACAAAAACAAGAGGAAACCGTAAAAGATGAGCAAACCAAACATTTACGATGAAAACTTCTCAAATCGAATGAAATTGATTGCAGAAAAGAGCTTTAAGAATAATTACAGTGAATTTGCTAGAGCAGTTGGCGTAGCCCAAGCTTCATTGGCGCGCTGGGTGAAAGGGGAAGCAGACCCTTCTAGAATGAATTTAATAAAAATTGCAGATGCTTCAGGCGTAAACCTTGAATGGTTAGCCCTTGGTATAGGTGATATGGATGAAGCAAAGCCACAGGCAGTAAAGCATGACATTAATTTACAGGCTAGTAATGATGAAACTTTTATAGAGATTGAAGACTGCAGAGAAGTCCGTCTATCCGCAGGCGGTGGGGCATTTAATAATGGTTATGAAGAAATAACCACAACCAAGGTTGAACGCGCGTGGCTGCAGTCGCGCCGATTAAAAGCGAAGGATTGCGCCATGTTCTTGGTAAGTGGTGAGAGCATGTACCCAACATTGAAGGATGGCGAAGAAATTATTGTTGACCGCTCTAAGCGCGAATTAACAGAAGGGAAAATATTTGTACTAAACCACAACGGATCAATGTTGGTAAAGAAAGTACAGTTTACTTACGGTGGAGTAGAGTTAATTAGTGATAATCCATCCTATCGCCCATTAAAACTAGACACAGAAGAAGCAAACAGCCTTGTCGTGATTGGGCAAGTCGTGCGCGGTTATCGGGACTTCTAATATGTTACCGACATTAATGCCGGTAACATTCCCGAAAACCACATCAAAAGCGCTTTCTTAACATTTTAAGACACAACGGCACGGATGCCAGTGTTCCTTTCAAATATCGCCAAATAATGGCGTATTTTCGCTAATTCTACCCATAATTACACACAACAAACCGCCAGATTTCACCTAAACGCACCAAAACAACCATAAATAACCAATAAAAAAGGCAGTTTCCACACAGAAACCGCCTTTTTTATTTAGTGAGCTTGTAAGTTAGCTTCTAAGTTAGCTTCTAAGTTATCGTCTCTGGTTAGAAATTTAAGGTAAATTCTTAGTAGCAAAACTCAATGACCTATTCAGTTTAAAGCCGTTTTAAACTAACTTTAAAATGAACTTTAAATTTTTAAAAATGTTTAAAACCTAACAATTCACCGCCAACTTTTATGCAAAATAAAACCCAATTTTCGACCATTTTCCCCCAATCCCCACCATTTTCCATTTTTGCATAAATTTTCCCCCTAAAAACGCCAAAGCCCCATAAACAGGGGCTCCAGCCAATTTTTTCCCGCCAAATTTTTTCTT